ATTCATAAAAGTCCGGGTGTTCGCTAGTGGGTCCGGCCGCAATTGATGCAACATGCAACAGTCGCGCAACGCAGCAGCGATTGAGCAATGGCCGCTCGCGCGCCTGCGCCCCTATGCGTGCAATCCGCGCACGCATTCGGACGAACAGGTGGCGCAGATCGCCGCCAGCATCGTCGAGTTCGGCTGGTCCAATCCGATTCTCGCCGCCAGCGACGGCACCGTGATCGCCGACTGGGAAAGGAATTGACCGTTGTCCTCGCCGCTCGCCGCGCGCATCCTGCGTGAACTGACCTTGCAGCTCAAGCATCGCACTTTCAACGACCAGGGCGGGCTGTTGAAGCTGCTGCCCGGCGCCCATTGCTTCGAGGTCAGCGCCATCATGGACGTGGCGCGGAAGCTGGCCATGCAGTTGAATACCGAGCCGGGGCCGTTGCCGCGAGAGTGGTTTCTTCCCGGTCGGCACGTCTGGTTCGCGTGGTGGGAGCCTCCCGGTGCCCGGTTCGGCGTCCTACTACTAGCCGACGATTGCCGGAAGTTCGGACAATTTATTTTTGCTTGCATCGATGGAGAAAATTTCGGCGCAAGGCCGATTGGTGGGTTCGATTTCAACGATCGGAGTAATCCGCGGTTGGGAAGCCCGGTGTGGCCTGGGAAGACGCGGACGAAAAAAATCCTGTTGTTCATACTGCTGATGCTGCCGGCGATCTGCTGCCTGATCAACATCCCGAAGTGTTGTTCGCGCGTCCTGCGCTCGTCGAACAAGAACCTGATTAAAGAGCTCAATCGACGCGGTCACTGGCCGCTCCTGGGCTGGAACGAAATCAAGATCAATATCGACCGGTGGGAGCAGGATGTCGGCGTCATCGGCGAGCGGACGCGCCAGCACGCGCTGCATTGGGTGCGGGCCTATGAGCGGCGCATTAACGGGGTGTGGACTCAGGTCTCCGAATCCTGGCGCGGCGATGCCTCGCTGCGGGTCTTCAATTCACGCTACCTGGCGGTGCGCGACCCCGGCGGCCCGCCCGCCGGCCTGCCGGCGTTCTACCGCTGAGCGGATCGACGCGCCATGAGCGAGATGCTGAACGTGAGTGAGGCGGCGGCGCGGCTGGGGCTGAACAGGTCGACGGTATCGCGCCAGGTGCGTAAGCTCGGGGTCGAGCGCGACCGCCGGGGCAAGTTCGAGTTCGCGGCGTTCGCGCAAGCCCGGGCCGAGACCCTGGAGCCGGCCCGCGGCGGCTCATCCTCCGGCCGGCTGCTCGGCGACCCCTCCGCCGCCGACCTTCCTTCCGTCTTGGTAGCTGACTTCGGCGGAGTAGCCTCGCCCGCAGATCCAGCCTTCGCGGCCGAAGTGACTGCTTCGGTGGAGAAGGCGGCGGGCTTCGCGAAGGCGGGGACTTTGGAGGGATCGCCCGCCATAGCTTCAGCGATGGAGGGGCCGCCGCTGCCTACGACGCTCGACGGCGATCTCACCTATCGGCGGGCGAAGACCGCGCGCGAGGCCTACGGCGCCAAGCTGGCCAAGCTCGACTGGGAGGCCCGCAGCGGCTTGTTGATCGCTCGGGCCGAGGTCGAGGAGGCTCTGGCGGCGGCCTCGCGCCAGCTGCGCGATAAGCTGTTCGCGCTGGCGATGACATTGGCGCCGGAGTTGGCGGCGGCGACCGATCCGGGCGCGGTGCGCACCGTGCTCGAACGTGAGCTGCGCCGGTGCTTGGCCGAGCTGGCGGGCGCATTGAAGGCTGAGGCCGATGCCGCCGCGTAGTGCGGTCGCGCTGGTGACGGCGGCGTTGGCCGCCGGACTGGCGCCTGACCCGATCGGCACGGTCGCGGCTTGGGCCGAGGAGGTCCGGGTGGTGGCGGCCGAGAGCTCGCCCTATCCGGGCCGCTGGCGGACCGACCTAGTGCCGTACCTGGCCGAGATCATGGAGTGCCTATCGCTCAGCCACTCCAGCCGCGAGGTGATCTTCAAGAAATCGGCGCAGGTCGCCGGCACCGAGGCCGGCATCAACCTGTTCGGCTTCGTCGCCGCTCGCTCGCCGGCGCCGATGCTGATCGTGCTGCCTACAGGCGATGAGGTGCGCAAGTACGTCCGCCTGAAACTGCAGCCGGCGATCGATGTGACCCCGGAATTGCGCCGCCGCGTGCGCGAGCAGAAGAACCGCGACGAGAAGGGCTCGACGACGACCCACAAGTCGTTCCCGGGCGGCTGGTGTCAGATCACCGGCGCCAATTCATCGGCGGGCCTGCAGATGGTTTCGGTGCGCGTGCTGATCCTGGAGGAGGTGTCGGAGTATCCCTTCGACGTCGACGGCCGCGGCGACCCGGTCGATCTGGCGCTGAAGCGGACCACCGCCTTCAGCCGCAACCGCAAGGTCTTCTATTGCTCGACCCCGGGCCTCAAGGGCATGTGCCGGATCAGCGCCAAGTACGAGGCCTCGGATCAGCGGCATTACTTCGTGCCCTGCCCGCAATGCGGCGAGATGCAGACATTGCGGTTCGAGCAGATGCGCTATCGGCCGGAGCCGCCGCACCAGGTCCATTACGTGTGTTCCGGCTCGGGCTGTGTCATCGAGGAGAAGCATCGGCGCGCGATGCTGGCCGGCGGCGAGTGGCGGGCGCAGGCGCCAGGGCCTGAGCGCGCGCCCGGATTCTGGATCAATCAACTGTATTCGCCGTTCGTGAGCTGGGCCGATACTGTCGCCGAACATCTCGCCGCCCAGGGCGACCCGCAGCGCGAGAAGGTGTTCGTCCAACAGGTGCTTGGACAAGAATACGAGCAGAAGGGCGACGCCCCGGACTGGCTGAAGCTGGCGGCCCGGCGCGAGGATTATCCGCTGGGCCGGATCCCGCCGGGCGGTTTGATAATTACCGCCGCGGTCGACGTCCAGGCCGATCGCCTCGAGTGGGCGGTGTGGGCCTGGGGCGCGGCCAAGACCAGCTGGCTGATCGACTTTGGCGTGCTCGAGGGCGATACCTCGGCCGAGCCGGTGTGGGCCCGCCTCACCCCGGTGCTGGAGCGGCAGTACGAGGGCCCCACCGGGCGGGTCTGGCCGATCGAGTGCGCGGCGATCGATGCCGGCTACCAGACCCAGGCGGTCTATGCGTATGTCCGGGCGCGCGGCCCGCGGGTGATCGCGGTTAAGGGGATGCCGTCGCACTTGGCGCCGGCGCTGGGCACACCGACGCGTCAGGAAGTGACTTGGCCGGGCAAGCGCGGCGGGGTCATGTTGTGGCCGGTTGGGGTGTGGTCGCTGAAGGCCGAATTCTACGCCAATCTACGCAAGACCATTGCCGGACCGGATGCCGACGGCCAATTCGCCGGCGGCACCGTGCATCTGCCGCGTGACGCCGATGAGCGCTATCTCAAGCAGCTGACCGCCGAATATCTGCTCGCGCGGGAGCGCCGCGGCTTCCTCATCCAGGACTGGGTGCTGGCCCGCGGTCAACGCAACGAGGCGCTCGACATCCGGGTCTATGCCGCCGCCGCTGCGGCGCATCTCGGCATCGATCGGGTGACCCCGGCGGGGTGGATCAAGATCGCCGCCGAGCGCGGCCAGCCGCTGGCGGTGGCGCAGGGCGATCTCGGCCGCCTGTGGGCGCCCACCCTCGATCAGCCCTCATTCGCCAAGGCTCCGGAGGGCAAACCGCCTGCAGCCGTGGCGAGAGCACGCCCGGCAAGACCGTTCGTGCATGGTTGGAGGCATTGATCATGGCGGCGCAGATTCCGACTCGCGAGCCCGAGATCATCGTCGCCGGCGATACGGTGAAATGGAATCGCGAGGATCTGACCGCCGATTATCCGGCCTCGGCCGGATGGTCGCTCAGCTACGAGCTGCGCTCGACCGCGGCCGCGATCACCATCGCCGCGACCGCCAGCGGCGATATTTTCCAGGTCGTCGTCAGCGCCGCGACCAGCGCCGTCTATGCCGCCGGCATCTATGCTTGGGCGGCGTTCGTGGCCAAGGGGGCCGAGCGCTTCCGGGTGCGCGCCGGCCAGCTCGAGGTCAAGCCGAACTTGGCGGCGGCCGGTGCCGCCGACCGGCGCACTCACGTCAAGAAGGTCCTCGATGCGATCGAGGCGGTGCTCGAGGCACGCGCCACCCGCGACCAGCAGGAGGTCTCGATCGAGGGCCGGATGCTGCGCTACATGCCCTTGCCCGAGCTCTTGGTGTTCCGCAGCGCCTATCAGGCCGAATATCAGCGCGAGCTGGCGGCCGAGCGGATCGCGCAAGGATTATCGGGGCGAACCCGCATCCTGACACGCTTTACCTCGGTCGGATGAAGTGTGGCCGTTCGCGCGCCTACCTACGCTAAGGCTTCGGCAGGCGGGCCGGCCCGCCCGCCCGCTCGGCGATGGTTTTGCCCGCGCGTATCTGGCGGCATCGAAGGACCGTCTGGTCGCCGATCTGCCGCGGATCTCGGTCTCGGCCAACGCCGAGTTGCGCTCGAGCCTGCGCATCTTAAGGGCCCGCTCGCGGCACCTGGCGCGCAACAACGACTATGCCCGCGGGTTCTTCAAGACGCTCAAGAACAACATTGCCGGGCCGCAAGGCTTCGTCTTGCAGGTCCGCGCCAGGCACGATCCGACCAAGGATGACCCGAGCGGACCCTTGGATATCGATGCCAATCGCCGGATCGAGGCGGCGCACGAGCGCTGGTCACGCCCCGGCTGGTGCACTGCCGATGGGCGATTGAGCCGCGCCGATGCCGAGCGGCTGTTCATCATGCTGGTGGCGCGCGACGGCGAAGTGCTGGTGCGCCACGTCCGCAACGCGGCGAACGACTGGGGCTACGCGATCCAGTTCCTGCCCGCCGATTTGCTCGACGAGGAATTGAACGTTGCCTTCGGCGGCGGCTCGATCGACGGCTACGTCGTCCCGCGCGAGCACGAGATCAGGATGGGGGTCGAGCGCGATCGCTGGCGCCGGCCGCTGGCCTATCACCTGTTCACCGCGCATCCGAACGACGACTTGCAGACGATCAAACTGCGCCGGCGCGAACGGATCCCGGCCGGCGACCTGATCCATGCGTTCGTCGCCGAGGATGCCGACGAGGCGCGCGGCGTGCCATGGCTGTTCTCGGCGATGCGGCGCCTCGCGATGCTGGGCGGATACGAGGAGGCCGAGCTGGTTGCGGCGCGGGTCGCGGCTTCCAAGATGGGGTTCTACAAGGAAGCCGCCGGGATGCCGTTGCAAGCCGACGGGACCGATGCGGGCGGCAACCTGATTCGCGACGCCGAGCCGGGGCATTTCGAACGATTGCCGGCCGGGGTCGATATCGCGACCTGGGATCCGCAGCATCCGTCCGGTCAGTTCGCGCCCTTCGCCAAGGCGATGCTGCGCGGCGCCGCGGTCGGAACCGGCACCAGCTACAACCTGTTCGCGTCCGACCTGGAGAGCGTCAACTATTCGAGCCTGCGCCAGGGCGCGCTGAATGAGCGCGATGAATGGCGCGCGTTGCAGCGCTGGCAGTGCAGCGTGTTCTGCGCGCCGGTGTACGGCGAGTGGCTTCGCTTGGCGCTGACCACCGGTGCGCTCGCCCTGCCGGCGGAGAAGTTCGCCAAGTTCGATGCGCCGGAATTCCAGCCGCGCGGCTGGGTCTGGGTCGATCCGTTGAAGGAAATCGAGGCCGAGGAACGCGCGGTCGCGCTGCGGGTCAAATCGCGGACCGAGATTTGCGCCGAGCGCGGCCGCGATTTCGAGGACGTGATCCGCCAGATTGCCAGCGAGGGCCGGATCGCCGCCGCGAATGGCGTCGAGTTGCCGTTGCCCGGGCCGCCCTCCTTCGCCAAGGCTACGGATGGCGAAGGAAGCCCGAAGCCGAAAGGACCGCCAGATGACGAAACTTAAGCTTGGTCGGCAATTCCGCGGCGCTCTATTCGATCGCCTCGGCGCCGACGAGGAAAAACGCACTGTGCCGCTCGCCTTTTCCTCGGAAGAGCCGGTGGCACGCTGGTGGGGAACCGAAATTCTGGGTCACGATGACGGCGAGGTGGACCTCGCTTGGCTGCGCACGGGCCGTGCGCCGCTGCTCGTGGACCATCTACTGACCGATCCGGTCGGCATAATCGCGGAAGTCAAGATCGGCAGCGACCGGAAGGGCCGCGCGGTCGTGCGCTTCGGCAGAAGCGCGCGGGCCGAGGAAGTGTTCCGCGACGTGCTCGATGGCGTTCGCCTCAACATCAGTGTCGGTTACGAGGTGCGTAAGCTCCGTCTCGAAAAGGAAGAGAAGGACCGGGCCACCTATCGCGTCACCGATTGGGCGCCGCGCGAAGTCTCGCTCGTCTCGATCCCGGCCGACATGACCGTCGGCGTCGGGCGCGAGGCGGACCTCAAGGAAATTCCAATCGAAGGATCAAGGATCATGTCGAAAGACCTGCCGCAAGATGCGCCGCTGCTGGCGGCGCCGAACAGCATACTGACTGCTATTGCAACGCCGGTGCCGGATCTCATTCTCGCCGCCGAGCGCAAGCGCGTGCACGAGATCACCGCGCTTGGGGCGCTGCACAACCGCCGCGATCTTGCCGATGCCGCCATTCGCAACGGCAAGACCATCGAGGAATTCCGCGGCATCCTCTTGGAAGCGATTGGCTCCAAGCCGCTCACTCCGCCGGTCGATCTGTCGCGCCCCGATCGGCAGCGCTACTCCCTCACCCGGGCGCTGATGGCGTGCATCGGCCGGGCGACCGGCAAGTTCGCGGTCGATGATTCCTTCGAGCGCGAGGTCTCGGACGCCATCGCCAAGGACATCGGCCGAGCCCCGCGGGGCTTTTTCCTGCCCGGCTCGCTCCCGGTCGATTTGCGGGCGTACACCCGCGATC